AGCAACATAGAGTTGGTTAGCATGTTGATAATCTCGTAAGTTGATTCCGTTATCATTAACTAAAAAGTTTACAAATCTGTTTGACATAACTTTATTTAGTCATAAAAAAACCCGGTAAAACCGGGTCTTTTTATAGTTTATAAAACTATATTAGCCTGTAGCTAATGTACGAACTGTTCTTCCGACATTAATACCGATACCGTTCGGAACACCAGCACCGTTAATTTGAATTGCATTATCATAACGAAGTGTTATAGTAATGTCCAACGGATCACTAGTTTTGTAATCAGCGTTTTTATAAGATACTTTTTGTATAAAGCAACCATCAAGTTCAAATGTTTCTAATATGTTTGGTTGGAATGGCCCGTTTCCGTTACCGCCATCTAATATTTCTATTAAAGTTGAAAACTTATAATCAATACCACTAGCGGCACTAGCTTGTTCATAGAAATCAAATTGTTTCTGAATTTGTTCGCCAACTAATCTGCTAACCGAACCATTAATATCGTCACGAATAACCAGATCGATGTCACCCCACGATGGCTTACCAGCTAATTTAATTTTGCTGTTGTACACATCTAATGTAATGTCTTCGAATGAAGGAGACGGTCTAGCTGTATTCATAACCTGTTTGGTTAACTCAGTTGTAGGTTTACTAACTCCGAATCCTCGAAATAATACTCGAAATCTATATGAAAGTTTCGGCATTAACAATCCCTGATTATTTGGGGAATTGTTTCCTTGTAGTGGAACTCCGAATCTGCTTAAACTGGAAATTGCCATTTAAATGCTCCTTGTCTCTTTTATTTACCTTAAATTCTACCTGCTGCGATAGCACCAGTATTAACCAATCGTAATGGAATGTAGATAAACTCTACAGCTTTAACTGGTTCAATAGCAATGTCCATCCATAACTCGTTACGGTCAATTCTAGCCGGGGTGTTGTTTGATTCGTCGCAAACTACGATAAAATCGTATAATGCGCGTTGGCCTACTAGTTCTAATAGTAAACTTTCTGCAGCGGCTTTAATTTCATCTCTCGTAATCTTATCATTCGGTTCAAATAAGAATGGTTTAGCTAGAATATCTAACTGTCTACGTAAGTAGCAGACTAATCTCGATACTCCTACACGGTCAAGTGCGCTAGCTGCATTTGAACGAGTATATTCGCCCATTACAGTTAGCCCAGAACCAGTTAACGTTGCGATCGGATTGATGTGACCATTTTTTGCCATAACATCTCTTAAACTTTCGTATAAAGATGTTGTTACAAACTCGCCAGTTACTGAATCAACGTAGCCTACTGAAGTAGCATTGTCTACTGTACCACGGCGTAACCCTGCCGGTGCAAACCAAGGATAGCTAACACTGTCGCTTCTAGCAATTGTGCGTAGTATCATATGGCTCGGCGGAACAACAATATTATTACCTAAGTTATCATTGGTATATCCGCTCGGATAATAAACTGCAGTGTAGTTATCATAGCTAACTAATCCTACGTCACCGTTATCGAGTGCATGGTTAGTGTTGTTTCCATATGCTGCCAATGAAGTACCATTTGACGGTAAGTGGAATGGTGTATCACCAATTACTAATGCTGTTTGATAACGATCAGTGTTTAATCCGATCATATTTTGAATAGCTTCTGGATAACCTGGGCACGCAATTAAATTGAATACTAGAGAATCTGTGTCTCTAATAGCTTGATTGGTATCAATTAATGATTTAAGCGCTTTTACTACCACTGCTCTCTGTGCATGAGCACCAAATGATCCAACACCTAAGTTATCATTAGGACTTGCAGTTACCCAACGATCTGCGAGATAGCCGGTCATTGGATTGCCAGTTCTAATGTTATTGCCATTATTAGCGTAGATATTAATATAATTTTGTACATATTTCTTTACATTATATCCGCTACGACGAGTATTCCAAAGTCGTGTACCTTCAGGATATAATGCAGGATCTGGACAATCTGGATCAACATAGTTACTGCTTAATAAATCAGTGATCAACGATGGGTTAGTTGACTGCCCGCTAGTTGCCCAACGTGCATCAGCAAATACCCAACCATTGGCTGTTACATGGTCAGTGACATCTTGTAAAATCCACTTATTACTGGTATTAGCATTACTATTATAAACATAAATTATTTTACCGAAATTTGCCATATCAGCTGTGCTAATCCAAATATCGCCGGTTGCTAATGTATTACCTTTGCTATTTAAAACAGGTTGTGTGGCAGAAATTATAGGACCATTTGAATCTGTTGTAGAACTAAATGGGGATCCGGATGCTTTATATCCTAACCATTTACCGCCGTAATTGTATAAAATATCTACTTCATCTATCGAAGGATTGTACCATAACTGCCCATCCATTGGAATAGTATATGGTGCAGTTGAGTTTGCAGTATAGCTTAATGGCTTCCAATTACTTGCTCTAAGAGTAAAGCCGTCTGCATCATACATACCTGCTTCGTATAGGTTCGGGGTTCCGGTATACCCTGTAGTTGTAGGTTCCCATGCAGAGAAGCTTAATGTGCTTGCAGTAGCGCCTGTTAATGGACTACCGGTGCCGTCTTTCAGTTTAAAATCGCCGCCTAAGCTGTGACTAATTGAAAGTACCCCAGTTCCGCTATTATATGTTGCTGATACATTTGTTAATCCTGCAGCACTTAATGCTGTTACAAACTGGCTAGGTGTAGCATTTGCAGGAACAGTAACAGTGGCAGTATTATAAAATCCTACCTTACCTGCAAGAGTTTCTGAAATTTGGAAACTACTTGATGTACCCGGGAATGTAAATGCGCTTGCTACATTTTGTGTAATAGTTGTAGGTGCTGTAGCACTTCTTCTCCAAATAGTAAATTCTGCAAGTGCAACTGAACTTGTACTTGCTCCTGTTCCGTGGTCATAATTGCTTTCAATAAACAATGAACCGACAGGAATACTACGTCCGCCGCCTGAATCTAAAGTAGCTAATGCAACATCAGTTGTTGGATATATCGGGGTCGAAACACTTCCCCATGTTTGAGTTGCACCATTATAATATTTTATTGACCAATTTGCACCATTATTTGGGATTGTAGTCTTGATCCATAAGCTACCTGTAGCATTTCTATTGCCGGTAAGTGCAGATCCATTAATACTAACACCGCTAGAATATCTAGGAACTTGAGTATGTGCTTGAATTGCTATTCCAACAGGTGCATATGTTCCTGTTTTAAATCCAAATTTAGTCGGGGAATCACTACCTGTAGTTATGTTAATACCGCCGTCTGGTGCGCCCCCAGTTGAACTTGCAGTTGCATCTGCAAATAATGCTAGGTAACCATTGATTACTTGCGCTCCGAATCCATATGAGTGGCCTACTGCATTAATACTATTAGCAATACCCTGTGCAGATACATCCGATGATAATGTAATCGATTGACTATTAATCGAAAATGCATTTGATCCAGTAGTAATGCCTGTGCCAATTCCGGTACTAGTAACAACAGGAATACTAGTTTGCCAACATGAACTTGCTGACCACCCACTTTCTTGATTAGTACCAACAGGTACCCAATTGTTCGACCAACTCTTATACCATAATTGATTAGTGTTGGCGGATGTATTAACTAAAGCATATGAACCTACAGTTCCGAAACTTGGGTTTGGTGTGTAGTAATCACCGGAGAACCCTGCAGCAGTAGCTGCATTAGAATCATCAATAATTAAAGGTGTTACATTATTAAATACCTTGTTGTTATTATCCCATTGACTAATTCCGTAAACTGAATTTGCAGTATCTACCCAATAAGTTCCGGATACCGGAGGACCATTTGGAATACTAGTCGTTGGTTCTAGCTGACCTAGGTCAACATCTGCGCGAACTATGTATGCCTGGCTGCTAGCTCCTAATAAACTGTAAGCTGCTTGTAGTCCGTATTCATTTAATTCACCTGCGTTTACAGGATTTCCACTAGCATCTGTTTCAAAATACGGAGTTCCGAATGTATCGGAAAGATCTCGTTGACTAGTGATTGTCCATACTTGGCCGGCGTTGGCATCTAATGTGCCAACGGCGGTACTAGTAGCGCTAGCATTTGATTTGTTACTCGCAGATGCTACAAAAATTAAAGGTACTGTTCCCGGTGCGGCAGGTACATAAAAACTTTCATTAATAACTGAAACTTGTACGCCGGGT